GATCCGCGTCCTGACTTGAGCTACTACCAGTCTGATAACACAGGCTTGCAGATTTTGTTGACAAACAGTTCTGCGCAGGATGCGGCAGGCTTGCCGTCTCAAGGTAGTAGGGTATTCCAGTGGGGCTGGAATCCGGTAGGCGGAGCCAGATTTTTTGATGCAGCTTTAACACCAAACTACTTGTTGTTAGGCGTGCAAATTGGTACAGTAACGATACAGATAGGAGCCTGATATGGACAAGAAAGATTTAGCCCAAGACAAGAAGATGATTAAATCTGCTGTCGGCAAGCACGAGAAGAACATGCACCCCGGCAAAACGCCTACAAAGCTTAAAGCTGGCGGTAAGACAAACAGCGACATGCTTAAGTATGGTCGCAACATGGCCAAGATTATGAACCAGCGTTCTGTTGGTCGTGGAGGCTAAGATGGCTACATACAAGCAACCCATAAAGAAGCCTACTGTTATTGTTGGTGAGATGCCTGTCAAAGAAGCTTTGAAGGCAAACATGGGGGTTGCCAACGAGCGTAGCAATCCCTACCCCGGCACTAAAACGTCAGGCATCAAGATTCGTGGCACAGGCGCTGCAACTAAAGGCGTGATGGCCCGAGGCCCGATGGCATGAACTACACGCAACTCAGCGCTGCTATTCAGGCGTACACGGAGAACACGGAAGCAGATTTCGTGGCTAATATCCCTGTGTTCGTTACGCAGGCTGAGCAGCGTATTTACAACTCCATGCAGTTTCCGTCCATTCGCAAGAATGTGACGGGCTTGGTGTCTCCCAGCACTCCGTACTTAGGGTGCCCTTCAGACTTCTTGGCTGTGTACTCCATAGCTGTCATTGACGGTACGGGCGCGTACGAGTACCTGTTAAACAAAGACGTCAACTTTATTCGTCAAGCGTACCCTGTTCCCACAGACACGGGGCTACCGCGCTACTACGCTTTGTTTGGCCCACAGTCAGGCAATGCAGACGAGTTGACATTCATGCTGGGCCCAACGCCTGACACCGCCTACGAGGTAGAGCTTCACTACTTCTACTACCCACAATCCATTACAACTGCGCCGGATGGCCAGACTTGGTTGGGCGACAATTTTGATTCTGTATTGCTGTACGGATCGCTCGTAGAAGCTTATACTTACATGAAGGGTGAGACTGACATGATGACTCTGTACAACCAGAAGTTCATGGAAGCGCTTGCCCTAGCAAAACGTTTGGCCGATGGTATGGAGCGTCAAGACGCGTATCGTTCTGGACAGTTCCGACAAAAGGTGACCTGATATGTCAATTGCACAAACAGCAACCACAAGTTTTAAAGTTCAACTGCTTCAAGCAGTTCACAACTTTGGCCCCACATCGCCTAATACTTTTAAGATTGCGTTGTTTACTGGTGCAGCAAATCTTAGCGCAAGCACCACAGCCTATACAGCAGGCATGACTGGTGAAGTAGCCAACGGTAACGGGTACACCACAGGTGGTAACACCTTGGTTATTTCAACATCGCCAACGTCAGGCAACAACACCAGCAGTATTCCCACAGCGTTTATTTCGTTTAGCAACACAAGCTGGACTAACGCCTCGTTTACCGCACGCGGTGCGTTGATATATAACGACTCTGTTGCAGGCGACCCGTCTGTGGCAGTACTAGATTTTGGTGCTGACAAAACAGTAACCAACGACACTTTCCAAATCATTTTCCCAACTGCCGATGCGAACAGCGCCATCGTGCGCATTTCTTAAGGACTTACCATGAGCACAGAAACTTCAAAAGCCCAAGACGCAGTGTCGGCAGGCTTGATTGCAAATCCTAAAAACGGCGACGGCGCATCTGCTGGCGGCGTATTCACCGTTACTTGCGTAGGCGCAGACGGTGTAGAAAAGTGGTCTGACACCTTCCACAACTTGGTTGTGAACCAAGGTCTGCAAGACATGAACAGTAAATACTGCCAAGCAAGCGGTTACACGGCTGCTTGGTATCTGGGCTTGGTTCAAGGCCCCGGTTCTGGTACTACCTATGCTGCCGGTAACACACTGGCTTCACACAGCGGCTGGACGGAATTGGTTCCCGGCACTGCCTACACAGGTAACCGTCAAGCGGTTACGTTTGGTACAGCAACAACGGCTGATCCTTCAGTGATTACCAATTCTGCTTCACCTTCTGTTTTCCCAATGTTGGTTAACAGCACGGTTGTTGCAGGTGCGTTTTTGTGTTCTGTTGCTTCTGGCACTTCAGGCATTTTGTTCTCCGCTGGTGACTTTACTGGTGGCGACAAGAATGTGGATGCCGGGGATACATTGAACGTTACTTACACGTTCTCCCTTGACGCAGCCTAATAGGTAATGCGGTGTTTGGAGATGTTACATTTGCCCAAGCACCCTTCGCCGCGCTAGGCGGGGCTACGGTATTGTCGTCTGTGAGTGAGGCAGCTACGGCTGCCGCTTCTGTTTCTCAAGAGACAAGAGCCGGTAGCTTAATGCAAGAGTCTGTTAGTGCGTCTGCTACGTTTGCCAGCCTGAACAACATTTTGGTTGCTGCACGGGCAGAGACAGCTACCGCATCCGACAGCACTAACTTTGCCGCTTCTAACTTTGTAGCCACACAAGCCGAGACTGCAACGGGCACAGACGCATACTCAACCGCGGGCTCTAATTATTTAGCCACGGTTGCTGAAACCGTTTATGCGTACGATGAACCGTCTGCCATTGCCAACTTGCTTGCCGCGATTGCCGAGATTTCAACAGCTTCTGACTCAGTAAACGGTGGGCGTGGATTCTTTGTGACTGTGACGGAGACGGCGGCTGGTACATCCACACAAGCTGTAAACGTCGCGTTTTCAGGAACTGTTGCAGAGTTGGCGAGTGGCCTTGATGCTTACGCCAAAGTAAAAACTGTTAATGCACGTCCTGATGGGGTACAGTTGACTGTATCTATAGGCCAAGCGCTTGTGTGGGGCACAATCCCAACAGGCCAAACACCTCCAGCACCTGACTGGACAGACATACCGACTTAAGGATTCAAAATGGCTATCGTATTAAAAGATCGGGTCAAACAAACCGCAGCCGCTCCCGGCACAGGCACGATTACGCTTGGTGCTACTACCGCAGGTTTTCAAGCCTTTTCCGCGATTGGCAACGGTAACGTTACATACTTTGCTATTGTTGATCCCGTATCGGGCGCATGGGAAGTTAACTACGGCACGTACACATCCTCTGGTACAACCCTGAGCCGTAATGCTACGCCCTTGTCTTCTTCAAGCGCAGGTGCTTTAGTTAACTTTGTTAACTCTGTGGATGTGTTCTGTACATACCCATCTTCCAAAGCAATCTACGAAGAAACAACCGGCAACGTTTTGATTGATGGTGGCCCAATCACTGTGGTTGGTACAGGCGTAACAACATACACGACATTTGGCGCAGCCTTGGCTGAGTTGTATGCCAACGTTAATAGCTTTGCACAGTTTTATGCGCAAAACTTAAATAGTGGTGCTGCTGCCTCTACAGATATTGTCGCCTACAACGACTTAGGTGATGGCACAAATAACTTTATTGACATGGGTATTGCTAGTTCCAATTACACGGAAGTGGCTTACCCAATTTTTACACCTGCTTCCGGTTATGTTTATAACGACGGCGGTGAACTCATTATCGGTACTGCCACAGCAACTAAAGATGTTTTGTTGTTTGCCGGTGGTGTGGCTTCTACTAATTGGGCGGCGCGCATCTCAGGCACTAACCAAGCTATTACAACTAAAGCAGGTTTAGCGGTTGGTGGAACCCTTGGCGTTACAGGCGCAGCTTCTTTTAGTTCAACGGTAGCACTGAGTGCCAACCCGACAACTGCGTTACAAGCGGCTACCAAACAGTACGTAGACAACCAAGTCACAGCGGGCATTCACATCCACGAACCCGTGTTGGTTGTAACAACGGCCAACTTGACCGCTACATATACAAGCGGCGGCACAAACGCAAACATTATTCAAATTGCCAACGGTACGGACATTACGTTCTTTGGCGTAACTCCATCGGTTGGCGATCAGTTTTACATTGGTAGCTCAAGCAATGGTTTGATTGCTAGTACTGCATACTTTGTAGTCAACATTGTTACCGCAGGCACAGTTCAAGCGTCTTTGACTTTTGATGGTGCAATTGTTACGGGCCTAACCAACGGTTCTCCCACGATCCCATCAGTCATTAACTCGGGCGTTGGAGCCACTTTGACCAACTCAGGCGCACAAGCAGCACTGTCTATTGACGGTGTTTCTTTGGCATCTACTAATCGAGTTCTTGTTCGCAACCAAACCACGGCATCTCAGAATGGCGTTTACACGGTTACCACCGTAGGTTCCGGTGCAACAAATTGGGTTTTAACTCGCGCAACAGACGCTGACAGGGTGATTCCTACTGACCCCATGGGATTGGGTACAGGCGATTATTTCTTTGTGCAATCGGGTACAACCGGAACAGGCGATTCGTTTGTTCTGACGACTGAACCCAACACAATGATTATTGGGTACACCGCACTGACATACACACAGTTCAGCGGCGCTATTACATATACCGGCGGCACAAACATTGATGTCACCGGTCAGGTTATTTCCGTCACAGGCGCTATTGGTGCTACCAACGGTGGCACAGGTCAATCGACAGTCACTACGGGCGATTTGTTGTATGGATCTGCTGCGAATACTTGGAGCAAATTAGCCAAAGGCGCAGCAAACAAGTCTTTAGTTATGGATGCTTCGGCAACCAATGTTGAATGGAATGCTGTTGCTTTAAACGCATCAGGCGCAGTCTCGGGTACTCTTCCTGCAACAAACGGCGGTACAGGTCTTAGCTCCTACACCCTTGGTGATACCGTTTACTCAAGCGCAGCAAATACGCTGTCAGCTTTGGCAGGCAATACCACTACTACCAAAAAGTTCCTAACTCAAACCGGCACAGGTGCAGTCTCTGCTGCTCCCGCTTGGGGGACAATTGACGGCGCTGATGTAACAGGCAATATTTCAGGTTCCGCAGGTTCAGTAGCTAACGCCTTAACCTTGGGTACATACCTGACGGGTACAAGCTTTAATGGCTCTGCGGCTGTAACAGCTACGGTAGATGCGACTTCGGCTAACACGGCCTCTAAAGTGGTGGCTCGTGATGTCTCCGGTAATTTCTCTGCGGGTACGATTACAGCTACATTGAGCGGTGCAGCTACAAGCGCAACAACCGCAACCAACATTGCAGGCGGTGCGGCTAATCAAATTCCTTACCAAACATCTGCTGGTACAACTGCGTTTGCTACGGCTCCAACAGTCACCGGTAGTGTGTTGTCTTGGAACGGCTCTGCATTTGCATACGCAACCAACATTGCTACAGCCACATCTGCAACAACTGCCACCAATTTGGCGGGAGGCGCAGTAGGGTCTATTGCGTATCAATCTGGGTCTGGCGCAACTACTTTTTTAGCTGATGTAGCAACAGGCAATGCGGTTATATCTGGCGGTATTGGCGTAGCCCCAAGCTATGGAAAAATTGGTTTAACAACGCACGTAACCGGAATATTACCTGTAGCTAATGGTGGCACTAATGCTTCGGCTGCAGGTATTGCAGCGTTTAACAACATTACTGGATATTCAGCCGCTGGCGCTACGGGAACTACAAGCACAAACTTGGTGTTCTCTACAAGCCCAACTTTGGTAACACCCCTGTTAGGTACGCCAACTTCAGGTATTTTGAGTAACTGTACAGTTGACGGCACGGACTCAGTTGGCTTCCGTAACATTCC